GGCAGCGTTAAGGAGAAGTTTCAACGATTTTGTGAGAAGCTCGACCGAGGAGATCTTTACGCGAGGTTCGAAAGTTTAACGACTTTCGCCAGACGTAGGGGTCTTTCGACCGAAATGGGGGATCGCAACTTCCATCTTGCTAAGCTCGCCTTCCTGGCTGATAAGGCTGGGAAGACTCGGGTAGTGTTCATCTTGAACTGGTGGCATCAAGAACTTATGATGCCTCTCCACTCCACCCTCATGGGGTGGTTGCGGAGCCAGCCACAGGATGGAACCTATGACCAAAAGCGAGCAGCCGCGATCGTCCAAGAGTGGACGAAGCAGGGTTTATCCCTGTGGTGTTATGACCTCACGGCGGCCACTGATAGGTGGCCTAAGCAGATGCAAACGCGACTCCTCCATCTCATCGTTGGACAAGACTGGGCGGAAGCTTGGGAACATGTTATGGGAATCGACCCATATGTCCCTATGTTACAAGGGACGGTGAGTTACACTGTGGGGCAACCCATGGGGGCTTATGCCTCCTGGGCTACCTTTGCAGTCACTCACCACATGCTCCTTCGCTTCCTCTGTGCTGAGCGCGGTGTGGATGTGGGATGCTACGTGATCCTAGGTGATGACCTGGTTATTGCTAACCAGGCGATTGCTGAAGATTACCAGCGTGTTGTCCGTTTACTTGGAGTTCAGATCTCGGCCACAAAGAGTGTAGTGGCGACGAATCTGAAGCCTGGCTACTCCGGTGCGGAGTTTGCCAAGAAGCTCTTCGTAAACGGAACCGACGTTTCACCTGTCTCACCTTCTATCCTTGATAGGGTTTGGAATCATCACCAATGGTGGATGGTGACAGCCCTAATCAAGAACTTAGACGGAAGGCAGTGCAATGTCAACTGCACAAAGTCCCTCCTCCGATTCTCACCCCCCCTCGAGCGTCTGATCAATCTCCTTTCCCGGAGAGACCGTCAGCTGTTGGAGATCTGCTTGGCTAATCCAATTGCAGTTGGGCCCCTGACGGGTAACCCTTCTGTCAGTCTGGATACCATTCCAATCTGGTGTGACCATGTGAATCCGTTCGCCGAAGCGGACAGCATCCACTATCAGATCACCCTTCTTGAAAGGGTCACCGAGCAGATTTCGCAAAAGATCTCGGATATCATAAACATCCGAGAACGTTTGCTGGGGACCGCTGAGAATAGTGCGGTAAATCCCTTCTTGACCATTCCGGCTCACCCGATCCATGAAGTAATTCACGGGTTAGGTGAGACACTCCGCGGCCTGATGTCCGCCATCGCGAACGGGGAAATGCCCAATGGGTTCCTCGACGTTTTGATGGATATCAGTTACCTCGAAAGTCTTTACTTGAGAGGTGAGTCCCATCGCCAGTGGAAGGCCCGTAAGGACCTAAGACTAGAGATGGGGCCACGGTTGGTCTTGAAGGCCTGGTCCCAGGTTACCGACCAGAGGTTGCCTCGATAAGAGCAACACACACACGTTCGTTCTAGAACTTACACCGTTTAACGGGCTTCGGTCCGTTGAGCGTCCTAGCATGCATCGCCTTGGAAAACAAGGCTACTCCGGGGG